AGGTAAATTTCTACATACTAATCTATTTTATCCGAACCATGCGTTTGTGGATAGATATCCCCTTGATGAGAAATTTGTGGATAATTTCCTTTTTTTTCAGTTAGCTCTTTTCAGACATCACATCCTTTGCTATAATAATTTCAAGAAATGCTAATACATGTGCGTTTCCTGATGAAATATATATCTTCTCTTGTGAGTTGCGTGCTAAAGCTTATTAACAAGTCAGAAAATATATTTTTTATGGTCTTTTTTATTTTTCTCAGCTCGGATATCCCATTTTCATTCAGTTGGAGCAGAAGATCAGCGATTTGAGTCAGCAGGTAATGATTCTTCATGGCTGTGTTATTCAGGCTGTTAGGATGCTGGATTCGATATCAATGATTTTTCTGTATTGTTGAACCCTTCATTTTCAATCATCCAACACCTTCTTCCTGTTCCTGCAAACTCCCAGGCTTTATTTTAGTTATTTTCAGATCCGTTATCCATTGGAATACACTTTTTTCTTTCCCTTCTTTTTCTATTTCCAGGGTCATCACCGTGAGCGGATGGTCTTTATGAACGATTTCAGAAACCCATTTGAGTTCATTGATGATCGTTTCCTTTGATTTTCGCAAATAGCGTTTTTCTTCAATCCGCTTTGCGTACTCATTTTCACACATCCGTACAATTCTCTGATATTCATGGGCCAGGGTTGGAATACTCCCATCTTTAAAACGGATTAGATAGTGCCATTTATTCTGTGCACAAAGTTCAAAGACCGGGGCACAGGCGTACAGACTATCCCCTAATATACAGATCGGAAGGCGTGGGTAGCTTTCTTTTATTTTTTCGGCCAACCGTTTAAATGCCCTTCGCTCACAGTCCTGTTTCACTACATCTTCCTTTTCATTCTCAATAAACTCGGTTGCAATACTGACAATCAGATTTTCGCCCAGCACTATTTTCGCTTCCAGTACGTTGTGATAATAATATGTTTTCTCTTCAGGGGTTCCTTTTTTAGTCGTTTTTTTCAGACAATGCTCACAGTGTTTTTCTTTGAAATAAAACAATCCGGGTGCGTCAACAATAATTGTCCAATATTTCCCTAAAAACCGCGCATCCTCAAAACTCCGTTTTCGGATCAGGCTTCTGATCAGCTTATTTCTTACTATTTTCCAACTCATCTGGACTCAGCTTCTTTAAACAGTCATTGATGGTGACATAATGCGGCAGGAATTCCCGTTCGCTTTTTCCCAGAATTTTACAAACATTCCGTACCCGTTCTTCCTGATTAAACTGGTTTGTCATTTCCTGCATCAACGATAGATCGAAAATATTCTTCAACAACATGGTGTAAAGAATTTCTTCAATATCATAATCTGTATAACACGGATGTCTTGGATCCTCGACACGACTCAATTCCTTCACCAGATTTGGAAAATAATGATGTTCCACCTTCAAAAATGACACGATATCCTTTTGAAAGGCTTCTTTGATTATCCGTTCCTTTTTTCATCTGGAGTGTTATCATAAAAGTGCAGTCCCAAATTGCAAGGAAATGAGG